AGTTGTGAAAAGAAACTTGGTATGAATGATGTTCAATATACAATAGCAGTTGATTCTGGAACGTATAAGAACTTTGCGAAAGATTCTATAGGTTATGGAATTGCACAATGGACTTATGGGACTCGTAAAGAGGCTCTTAAGAAATATACGGATCTCAAACATGTATCTATAGGTGACTTACAGGCACAACTTGAATTCTTATGGAAAGAGTTAAGCGTTAAGACAGCTTTGGTTAACGCACTTAAAAAAGCTCAAAGCGTAGAGCAAGCATCGAACTTATTCATGACACAGTTTGAAAAGCCTAAGGATCAAAGTGCGGAAAGTAAGAAGACAAGAGCTAAATATGGATTATCTGTATATTCTGCTTTTCATAAAAATGTATATACTCAAAACACTTCTGTACCGGTTAAAGCTACTATTAAAAAGTATATTATAAACAATAAAGATTATAGTGGTGTGTTCGATCCTGAATTCTATATGAATAAATATGTAGATTTAAAGGCGGCTTTTAATGGTAATCAAGCTTTAGCATTTGAGCATTTTAAATCATATGGAATAAAAGAAGGTAGACAGGGATCTGCTCTATTCGATCCTCGTGCTTATAAGACTAATAATCCTGATCTTGCAAAGATATTTGGAAATACGTGGTCTTTGTATTATGAGCATTATATAACATATGGAAAGAATGAAGGGCGTAAAGCCATATAACAAAAGGAGAAACTATGGGGAGAAAAACTCAATACAATAATATTACTACTCCCGAACTCATAGCACAAATAAACGATGATAATAAATACATCCAGCATGAGTTTGTGGAATATCTACAATCCATAGATCGTGCTGGAAGTACTATTGATCAGTATCAATCGGATCTAAATATCTTTTTTGTTTGGAATTTACTGAACAATAATAATAAGGAATTTACAACGATTTCTAAAAGAGAATTTGCCAAGTTCCAGAATTATGGATTAAATGATTTAGGATGGAGTCCTAAAAGAATTAGAAGAGTTAAGTCTGTTATTTCTTCATTGTCTAACTTTATTGAAGATATTATGGATGAAGAAGAAGGATATGAGGGATATAAATCAGTAATCAGAAAGATTGAGAATCCCGCTAATGAAGCAGTAAGAGAGAAAACTGTATTCGAACCGGAAGAACTTCAAAAGCTTCTTGATTATCTTGTGGAAGAAGGTCAATATAAAAAGGCTTGTCTTGTTGCTTTGGCGATGTATTCCGGTCGAAGAAAAGCTGAACTTCCTAGATTTAAAGTTTCATATTTCGAAGATAAGAACGTTATGTTCGGATCTCTTTATAAGACTGACGAGAAAGTTCAGACTAAAGGAAGAGGCAAGAATGGTAAGATGTTATATCTTTATGTATTAAAACATCAATTTGATCCATATCTTAAGTTATGGTTAGACTACAGAAAAGAAAACAATATAAATAGTGTTTGGTTATTTCCTGATAATAATGATGAAAATAAGCCGATCAACACTTACACTCTTGATTCTTGGACTGATTCATTCTCGAAGATTCTTAATAAGGATTTTTATTGGCATTCGTTAAGACATTTCTTTACGACTGAATTATCAAAGCAGAATATACCTGACAGTGTTATTCAAGATATCGTTGGATGGGAATCTGCGGAGATGTGCAAACTATATAACGACACAACTATAGATGATAACCTTGGAAAATATTTCGGAGAAGACGGAATTAAAAAGGTTGAGTCTAAAGATTTATCTGATTTGTAAGAGGGATAATTATGTATTCACATGAAATAGATCACTATATGACTGAAAGGAATTATAAACTCACTCGTGATGAATACAAATGGATTTCATCTATTTCAAGAAGTCCTCAGATATCTGAAATAAAATATGATTGTTTTAATAATAATTTCAATATATATACAAAAGACGGATATCATTGGACATTTACGTTGACGGATTAAAAGGAGAAAAATATGGATTACAAAAAGTTTATTGATGAATATAACGTTGCAAATGACAAAACTAAATACGTGCAGAAACATATGTTAAATTCTTATGTGCCGTATGAGGACAAGGTAGCAGAATGTCAGAAGGTTGTAGATATCACTTCGCATAAGACGGTGAACGTTAATGGTCAAGAACATAAGATCTATTGGAATAATACACCTATGCAACATATGTTTTACATTCTTACATTAATATCTTTATATACTGATATTGAATGGGAAAAGGATTCAGGCGATAATAATGAAAATCTTAAAGTATATAATGAATTAAGTAAGAATGGATCTATTTATATAATCATATCTTTAATTACACCTTTTGAAAAACAATCATTTGATACGGTGCTTAATATGGTTGAAGAAGATATGTATGAGAATGAAAGATCTATACCTTCATATTTAGATACTAAAATCGATGCGTTTTCATTAAGCATAAATGAAATGATGAAAAATTTACCGACAGAATTAATTAATAAATAATTCTTAAGATTCTGTGGGGGTCATAGCTCGCAGAATTTATTTTGTTGAAAGGAGAAAGATATAATGGGCAAAAATCAATTTGTTAACAATTCTCAATTAGTAAAGTCAAAAAAAGAATTGGAAAAAATAATTGCTAGTGAAGTGAGCTTTGAAATTGAAGCCGGATTTGAAAAAATAATAGATGCTTTTTACAATGATTATACGCCTGTTGTATATGAAAGAACCGAATCAACATATCTTGCTTCTTCTAATTATAACGATCTTTCTCGTATAGAAAATGGTAACCGAGGCGGTATAGTTGTAGATAGTGCGAATATCCCCGGTCAACCTTATTATAATCATTGGGGTGTAAATAAAGGTAAACCCATGAATACAGAATGGGTTTTCGAGAGAACGTACGATGGTATTCATGGTCTTACTAGAAATAATTACTTTTCTTTAAAAAATGGGGATTATTCAGAGAATATACAAAAGAAAGCCCGAACTAAATATGATGCAGAATTTTATAGAAAAACAAAAAATAAATCTAGTGAATATAAAAATCAATATAAAAAATCACATCATTATAAAAGACCTAAATATTTCCTAGAGAAATATTTTAAATTTCGTTATTATCAAGACAGCTCAGGAAATATGTTTTGGGGAAGTGATAAAGCTTATTTTAGAATGTCTCCAAGTCCACGTAAAATGATGATAAAAGCTTTCAATGATTTTAAAAAAGGTAATGGTAAAATGAGACCTAATAGTAAAGATTCTCATACGATTACGGAGATCAGTAATATAGCTATTACTGAATATTTGAAGAAACATCCTATATTTTGAGGTAAAAAATTATGGCATATAAATATCAAATTGACTTAGACTTAGATTATAAGCAAATGTCTAAAAAACTTGCTGATGCTGGGGCTAAATTAGAAGGTTTTAAAAAAAGTGCGGGAGGTGGTATACAGCTCGATGTTGCACTTGATACGAAATCTATTACGAAACTTAAAGGACAGATTGATAATCTTATAAATCAAGAGCCAGTATTAGGTATTGAAGTTGCTCTTAGTGTTAATAAGTCACAAAAGGCATTATTTGAAAATCAAATAAATGAATATCTTGAAAATATTAAATCAGGTAAATTTAAAAAAATATTACAAGATGAAGCAGATGAAATTAATAAAAATTTTAATGACGTAACTTTTAAACCCGGTAAAGGTACTGAAAGTGATCGTTTAAAATATTTTAAAAATCAGGTAACTGATTTTACTAAAAAAATTAATACTTATGCTCAACTTGGTGCAAAGTTCGAACATGAGGAAGATCAAGCATTTGTTTACTTAGAAAATACTATAAAGAAAAATAATGACTTATTCGATACTGTATTAAAAGTAACAGATAGTAATAAAAATGTTTTTAATACCACTTCTTCAAAAGGTATTTATGCTCCGAAAGAACAACTCGATGAGTGGAGAAAAGCACTAGAAGAAACTGCTGAAAAAAACGGTTTATCCATTAAAGATATTGAGAATGCTTTAGAAGGTATTGCACCTACTATACAAAGCATAACAAAAGAAACCGAAGATGTTTCTCAAAATTCTACAAAAGCTATGGATAATATGAGCGAAGGTGCTCGTATGACATCGGAAGATTTAGAAAAACTTTTCGATAATCTTCAAAAAATAATAGAATCCATAGGCGAAATTTCAAGTAAGATAAATGAAATAGATATTACAAAGCTCAACGAATCTTTTGAATCTTTAACATCTAATTCAAGACTTGATTTTGACAAGCTGACAGAAAGTATTACTAATGCACTTACTTCTTTACAGGAATTAAAGAAAGAAGCAAGCGAAAGCAATGCGTTAAAAGAAAATGTTTCGAATGAGGAAGTTATATCCGAAGAGACTATAAAAGCTAATGAAGCTAAAATGGCTTCTCGTGCAAAACGTATGGCGGGTTTATTTGCCGCTATTGAATCCGAGGGTATTGCTGAAGGTGTTGAAAAAGCTGTAGAAAAAACTGCTAATGTAATAGAAGAAAAAGTTGAAGAGAAACCAAAGAAGACAACAAGAAAAAGAAAGTCAAAGAAAGATACAGCTGAAGAGTCTTCTGAAATTAATGAACTTGAAAGTCAGAATAAAGAAGTATCTAAATCTCTTGAGACTGTAAGTGAAACTGCAAAAGTTACAGCCGAAGAGATTGAAAGTACTGGTAATGCGGCTAAAGTAGCAACCGGAGAAGTAATTAATTATACTGAAATATTAAATAAATTATCAGACACATTACAAGAGATATCAACTTCTATTAAATTTGCCGATGAACCAATTGAAGATAAAGGAATTAAAAGTATTGTTAATGCAATTAAAAAGCTTAGAGATTTAGTTAATGATACTAACACTTCACTCGATAATATGAGTAGTAGCATTACTAATTCTTTATCTAATATTACAGGAACAATTGAAAAACTTTCTGGTAAAGCAAGTGAACCACTTAAAGAAAGTGAAGAAGTTGTTGAGAGTACTACAAATAAAAGCATTAATTTAGTAGATCTTCTTAATGATAAATTTACTGAAACCATAGGTAAACTTACCGAACTTATAAATAAGTATGAAGAGCTTAATAAAATTATTGCCGAAAAACCTTCAGAAACAAACTATTATGGTGGTAGTACATATTATGAAGCAAATTTAACAACTGTTGAAGAAGCTTTAAAAGATATTAATACACTACTTGTAAGTGTTCTTGATGGCGTAAATAATTTTTCTAAATCTTTTGATGATTTAAATAGAAGTATAAAAGAATTACCGATTAATGATTTAAATAATCTTAATACAATATTTGAATCAATAAGTAAGAACTCCGCTAATATCAATAATAAAGAAATTGAAAAACTTAAGAGTCAATTAACTGAACTTAAAGAACAGATTAAAGAATATAAAAAAGTTCAAAAAGAAATGAGTTCAGTTAAGAGTAATGCAACTACCAAATCAACTAAAGGAAAAACTAAAGTTGATGATAATGCATTAGTTTCTACATCAGTAAAACAACAATTAGATTCTCTGGAAGAACTTCGTAAAGCAGTAAATTCGGTTCAAGATGCTGTCGAATGGAAGTCCGGAGCATTTGCAGAAGAACCTAAATATGTTAAAGAGGCAGTTGATAAAGAACTCGATCATCTTGAAACTCTTAAAAAAGCTTTAAAAGATGTTACTGATTCTATAAATAAAATTGGTAAGACATTTAGTAAGCAACCTATAGAAGTACAAAAAGCTATTACTAAGATCAAAAATCATATTAAGGTATTAAAGGAACGTATTAATAGTCTTGATAGTAATGATTTTAATCTTTCTAGTATGTTTAAAGGCGTAACCGCAAAAAAGATTGAAGACATAGCTGGTTCAATTAAGACTCTTTTAGATTCATTTAAAGATGTAGATAAAGAAAGTTTACAATTACTTAATGATCAGCTTGATTTATTATCACAACATTCGAAGGATCTTACTAATCTTGCTAAAATCCTTTCGAAATCTCAGACTCAAATTCAACAAGTAGTTAGTGATAGTTCGCCTAAAGATACTGATAAAGATGCTACGAATAATTTAGAAGAACTGTATAGACGTAGAATTAAACTTTATAATGAGTATGCAGAAGAACAGGAAAAAATTCTGAAAAACAAAAAGAATATTGATATAAGTTCTACTACTCGAAATGATAATGATGCGGCTTTACAGGCAAATGTTTTACAGATTAATTCTCAACTTGTTAAAGTTCAATCTCAAATTAATGCTCAAGAAACGAAATTCGGAGCAAGTATTCAAGCTCATAGAGAATATGAAGAATTAATAAGAAAAACTAATATTCAATTACAAGAGACCGAAAGAATTTTAGATGATAGTAATAATACTCAACGCTCTAATCGTCTTTCTAATCTTACTAAACAGTACAGTGACTTATATAATTCGATAAACAAGTTTACGGATGATAAGAAGTATTCGGAAGATATCGTTAAAAACTTTAGTCCAATAAAAACAGAAATATCTAATATATTACAAGATTTAAAAACTATACAAATTGGCGATGGTAATTTTGACGATACGATACGTAGCTATTCTGATCGGTTTAAAGCATTAGGAATAAGCATATCTGAATTAAAGGCTGATACTCAAGATCTTGGTAAAAAATTAGTAGATGTTTTCAAGGTTTCAAATCTCAAAACAAAGATAACACAATTTTCTCAAAAAGTTATCGGTGATGATTATAAGAAAAATTTTGAAAATCTTGCAAACTCTATAGATCCTTCTGCTTCTATGACTGTAGAGGCTTTTAAGAAAATCAATGATCAGTTCGAAAGATTTAAAGGCGAAGCGTATGATGCTGGTAAAGTAGGAATTGGTTTCTTTGATTTAATAGGAAAGAGAATTAAAACATTATCCGCTCAAACGATAGCATATTTCTTCTCTTTGTACGACATTATAAGATATGTTCGTACTGCCGTTGATACGGTTAAAGAGATAGACTATGCTTTAGTTGATCTCCGTAAGACAACTACTATGTCTGCTTCGGATCTCAATAAGTTCTATTATGATGCGAATGATGTAGCAAAACAAATGGGTATCACTACTGCACAAGTAGTTGATCTTGCAAGTTCATTCTCCAGACTCGGTTATTCTTCGAAAGAAGCCGCTACAGGAATGGCACAACTCGCTGGTGAGTTTGCATTGATATCCCCGGGTATGGATACAGAAGTTGCACAGACTGGATTAGTATCTATACAGAAAGCATTTGATGTTGCCGATAAAGATCTTAAAAGAGAAATACTTGACAACATTAATATTATTGGTAATAACTTTGCAACATCGAATGATGAAATTGTAGCTGGTCTTGAACGTAGTGCATCGGCAATGTCCGTTGCAAATAACAGCTTAGAAGAAACAATTGCACTGTTTGCTTCCGGTCAGGAAATCACTCAAGATGCTGAGAAGATGGGAACTGCACTCCGCACAAATAATTGTGCGTTGCATATAGAAATATGTGCATAAGAATATATTTAACTGCTGGTAAAATGTAAAGTCTTACTGCCACAATTACAGGGAAACCATGTAATGACGGAGTGAAAACAGAAAAAAGTGTAAGAATGGTATATGGTCAAAAGCCTAAGTACTTTAATAATCATAGTTCAGCAACGAAGTACCCTAACATTATCCTTAGCCAAAGGACAGATAAGATGAGGGTAAACGCTCAACGACTATTCCCCACATAAGGGGCTTAGATAAAAGAATAAAGGTTGGCAATCCTGAATAATCTAAGCAATAGAAGTACGGCACAATCGCAAAGGTGTCGGTGAAAATCCGTTAAATGGAAAAGGTATAGACTCTGCTGTAAAGCGTGTTTAAAATATAGTCTCAACTTTATGTGAAAACATAAGAATAATTAACAATATGATTTGTATATTTGAAATCAAATGAAAACGATTATATAGAACAATGTAAAAAATTTTCTCTGGAATATGTAGGATATCATTCTGAACCTCATAAAGGAAGAATGGTTGAATTCATTTGTCCTAAGCATAAAGATAAAGGTGTTCAGTCTATTGATTGGTCACATTTTCATATTTATGCTTTTGGTTGTCCATATTGTTCCGGTAGATATAAAACTACCGAAGAAATTCAAAAACAAATTGATGATTTTAATCTCAATACATTATTGATATCTGAATATACCGGTAATGAAAAGTCTATTAAATGTAAATGTAAAATTTGCAATAACATATGGATAACTAAACCTAAAGTACTTTTAACTAATAAAAGTGCGTGTCCTAAATGTGGACGTATTAAGGCTAACTTCAATGAGTCTTGTAAACAAGAGGATGTTGAAGAAAGACTTAATCAAATTAATCCTTTTATAAAAATCATTGGTAAATACACAGGAACACATAGATACGTTGAATGTGAATGTAATATATGTGGATGTAAATTTAACGGTATGCCGGCACGTTTATTAAGAGGTGAGGCAGGATGTCCAAAATGCAATTTATCTGATGGTGAAAGAAAAATGATAATGCTATTAGATAAGTTAAATATAAAATATGAAAGACAATACATTATTCCTGAATGTAGAAATAAATTACCATTAAGATTTGATGCTTTTGATACAACTAATAATGTTGGATTTGAATACAACGGAGAACAACATTATCATCCTATTTATATTAAAAGCAGATCTTATGATAGTATAAAAGAATTTGATATTATTCAAAAGAGAGATAATATAAAAATTGAATTTTGTAAGAAAAATAATATTCCTTTAATTATTATTCCTTATTGGGAAAAAGATAATATGGAGGAATATGTATTAAAAGAATTTAGAATGAAAGGAGTATATTGTTAATTATTAATAGATGTTGCGAATCTATTTAAGATATTTGAATTTCGATGCGTATAAGAGGGTTAGTAACTCAGCCCTAAACAAACTATATAAGTCAAAGGGATATTGGAGTCCAGAGACTTAGGAAAGATTGTACATTTATTATGATTAAAAGAATGCACAAAATCCTCAACGACTGCGGGGTGTATATAGTAATATATATGCTGAAGTTTGTTCTGTAATAATTACAGTAATATACAGTCTGAACACACGCTATATCCAATTTAATGAAACGTGTGAAGTAGGTGGAAACTCCTACTCGCCTATAATAAATAGGTCATAAAAGTAACAGAATGATGATGAGGAAACCGAAGAACTTTCGGATGACCTCACTATGATAACCGGAAAAGTAGCTGATCTTACTCGTACAGCTTCAAAGCCAATGGGTGTATCGCTTTTTGAACCCGGTGATCCAAATACGTATCGTAGTACATATGAC